GGGGATCTGAAAATCCCCTTCGATAACTACCACACGTTTTCTTTGACGCGAGAAACCCCAAACGTCTGGCACGACGTCGGATTCGAGGTCAAAAAGATGCTAGTGGTTGACCCCGACATTAAGTTTTTCGCACAGGTATCAAATCCTTAATACGGTGCGATGATCTTAAATCAGGATGATGCAATTAAGTACGTTAGAAGCCAGAGTATGGATCCTGTTCGGAGCTATGAACTTGTTGGGATCCGTAACTGGCCTTTAGCTGACCGCAGTTCTATGGGTTTAGCTTTTGAGAACGTTCCAGCAGGGCATGAGCACCGTCGTTGGATCCCCGTGGTTGAAGAAAACGGTAAGTACGTACCGCATAAATGCTGTTTAATTAAACACGATGATACAAAGTACACTAAAGAGCTTCTTAAGAAGTCCAGTAACTTGATAGACTGTAAACAGATGTTTAAATTGTGAAGTGGCGCATCGAGGTGCACAGTATGTGTCGGTGTGTTATTTTTTGAACGGTCACCACTACCAACAGACTTTACTTAGAGATGACGCGTACAGAGTGCGACGATTTGTCGAACGAGAGCAAGGAACAGTCTACTGGTTTAACCCAGCTTAGTGATCCTGTAAATCACCCAGCACATTATACGCAAGGCGGCATCGAATGTATCGAAGCGATTAAAGCCGCACTCGGTTCAGAAGGTTTTAGAGCGTACTGCCGTGGAAATGTACTTAAGTATCTCTGGCGCACCGAATTTAAAAATGGAGCTCAAGATTTACAAAAGGCAAAATGGTATCTGGATCGGTTAAACGAAGAGAGCTGACAGTGAACCTATAATGTAGGAAAAGAAATCACTCATGGACGTAAGAGCGTTTGGATCTATTTACGGGCAGAGTGCTTTTCTGCCTTATACAAGTGGATTTGGTTGGGTTCCAACTGACGGCCGTGTCAACTTTCCAGCTTGCCGCGCTATTTTCGTGGATTCCCCGGGGAATCAGTCGAAAGGTACTCTTGTCGTGGAATTAACTGATGCTCCTGGGCAATCAGCTCAAGCTTTGAATTTACAGGGGGATACAATTTTTCCCATATCTTGTACCGCTCTCCTTAGCGGAACTATCGGCGGAGTCTACGTTCTGTACTGATGGCTGAGATTGCTAAACTAACGTATCTTGCTTCTTACGTGCGTGCCAGAGCTTTACAGGTACTGTAAAAAGTGCGGCAAAGAAACACGTCGAACAAACAGGGGCGACGACTGTCGAGATTGTGTAAATAAGCGAAATTTAAATTATAGAAGAGCTCGTGGTGTAGAACCAAGAGTTCTTCACGGTCATACGCGATGTAACGACAGAGGTGGCAAATCAAAAGTTTATAGCTCTTGGGTGAGTATAAAACAAAGGTGTTACAAGAAAACTAATATTAGTTACAAAAATTATGGAGCAAAAGGTGTAAAAATGTGTGCCGCCTGGAAAGAATCTTTTTTGTCTTTCTTAGCGGACGTAGGAGAACCCCCAGAAGGAGATTATGTGCTGTCTCGTAAACGAGATCAGGGCGATTACGAACCAGGAAATTGTGAGTGGAAAATTCGTTCCATCAATACGGCAGAACGCGTACCCGCTAAAGGGGAAAATGTACACACAGCTAAACTATGTTCAACTGACATAACTAAAATCCGAAAGTTACGCCAAAAAGGGAACACCTATCAATATATTGCTGAAGAATTTAAAGTCCATCCGTCAACGATAGCGCGTATAATTAAAGGCGCTACGTGGGAGCATGTCCTTTAATGGCCGGAATTGCCGTTAAGAAAGACAAAGCGAAGTGGGCAGCCGCTAAAGCAAAAGCCCGTAAAAAACTAGGTGGGCATTCCGCGCGAGCGATGCAGCTCGCAACGAAGTACTATAAAGAAGCAGGCGGTACTTACGAAGGTAAAAAATCTTCGTCCAACCGTTTAAGTCGCTGGTCTAAAGAAGACTGGCAAACTCGTGAAGAGTACGAAAAGTCTAAAAAAGACTGATTATGGACGCAGAAGATTTTCTTAGCTACTTTTCTGGCGGATCTACATTCCGCGAAAGGGCTTTTAACGACGCCGCCGACCTTATTAAAGCCATCCATAGTTCGCCAAAATCGGACTCAATCACTCAGGGTCTCATTAACCCCTTAAAGAATGAGATGTTGGCTAGAGCGTTAGCCGCCAAAGCTATGATGGGTACAAGTGGCTGACAGAGCACGCGAAAAAGGACGCACTGAGCGATACCTTCCGCGTTCCGCGTGGGCTTCTCTCAGTCCTGAAGAGCGTCGAGCTACCGACGAAAAAAAGAAACGAGCTACCGCAGGTAATAAACCTGTAAACACTCAAGTAGCCAATACAGATAAAGCACGCGAGGCAAGGCGCCGCGCTTCCGAGTACATTAGAAGAAAGACTTCTAAAGATGGCTGATCCCTTCCTCGAAGCTGGCGATCTCTTTACTCGCGCTTTTAATGCACAAGAGTTGGCCTCCCGTCGTCAGATGAGGGCTCAACGGGCCAGTATGCGTAGTGATGAGTATACAAGTCAACTAGATGATCAAGCATATAACGCTCCTGTACCTCCTATGAACGCACCTTACGGTGTTTTTGAAGAGGAGTTTCAGCCCACGGGGGACCCTATGGAAGATATGAAGCAGGAGCTGATGCAGAAGACTCGGGCAAATCGGCGGGCCACGGAAGCCCCCGTGGTTGTTCGCGCCGGGAATGGCAACGTTACCCCGAGTATGCGTTAATATACTGACAGCTTCAGAGATGCTGTGCTGTTCGACTGCTTTCTGTATTTCGACGAAAAAGAGCTCTTAGAGCTTCGTATTAATATTCTGAAAGATGTTGTAGATGGTTTTATTATCACTGACGCAGATCGTACGTTTAAGGGGGATAAAAAGGACTTTACGTGTGTCGACACGATCCGTTCTTTAGGTCTTCCGGAGGAGAAGATTCAGGTTTTACACGTCGAACTACCTCCTCCGGATATTGCGCCGAATCCATGGGTTCGGGAGTACTCCCAGCGAGATGCTCTGGCCGTGGGTATGCGGATGACCCCTCCTGATTCTGTATTTTTCTTCAGTGACGTCGACGAGATCCCCAAACCTGAGGCTCTTCTAGCTGCGGTCGATTTGGCGAAACAAGACCCTGAGCGCTGCGTCCGTTTATCGATGCCTATGTTCTACGGACGGGCTGATCTCCGTGTTGTAGATCCAGAGCGCGACACATCTAAACCCCCTACAAACTGGACTTGTGGAACAGTTGTTCTGCACGAGCACCTAGGTCAAACACTTTCGGAGATCCGTCAAAATCCAAACGATCTTGTTTACGGAGATTGTGATTCCGGCTGGCATTTCTCTTGGATGGGAGATCCCGCCCGCATGAAGCGTAAGCTTACGTCGTTTTCTCACTGCTACGACGATATTCCGTACGCTCACGCTCCTGCGTATAGTCAGGAGATGCTGGATTATCTTGACGCTTACAAAGCTGAAGCCGGTGGTAACGATCCCTTAGGACGAAAAGATCATGTTCTGGAGCCCTATCCGCATGAGCTTTTGCCGCCTGAGCTGTTTAAAATAGAGAGAGTACGCGAGTATCTACTTCCCAATGGCTGATCTCATGACGGAGCAGATCAAAAAGCCTTTCGCTGGTCGTCAAGGCGGGGGCGAAAAAGAGGGTTCCGAGCGTAATGAAGTCCGTCGTGAAGCTGTCCGTAAAGCACGGAAAGCTCGTATGATGCGTACAAGGGAGCGGGAAGCCGGTTCTCGCTGACTTATAAAGGAAAACGTCGATGCCTGCGGACAACCTAAGCGTACGGCAGCGGTTTAATGAGATTCTAGAAGCTTCTAGAACTCAAGATCGCAGCAAACAATCTGCGACTATGGTTGTCCTTAGTCATCTGCAGCAAATGACGCTGCTGATGATGAAAAAAGGGCTGTTTTTTTACTGCGAACAAGATACCTATAAGGCTCGGACAAAGTTTGTCGAGGATCTTATCCAGCTAAACCGTCTGGATATTCGGTTTCCTTCGATTATTCGTAACTTTCTTATCGACGGCTGTGGGCTTTTTTACTTTCGACCGGATCCAAAATTAAAGTATCAAATTTACTTCTTCAACAAAACTCAGTACAGGGTTTATCACGACATCAACGGTGAGATCGAAGAAGTCGTAATCATTTATAGTTATAAGATTCGCAACAGCGCTATCGGTCTGCCTGCAGATACGCAAGGACAGAATAAACGGTATGTTCGAATATCTATAACTAACGACAAGATTACAGAATATGAAGCTAATAGTGAGCTCAGTTTTGAACTTGAGCCCGGATCTTTAATTACACCTAAAAACAGTCGTCCGAATACACTCGGATTTATTCCGGCTGTTGAGGTTCTAAACAAGCCGAACGCCAGCGGTACAGAGGGCGAGGGCGAATTCGAGCCCTTCATGCAGCAAATTGTTCTGCATGATCAGATGATGCAGAATATTGCTAAGAACATTGAGTTCTTTGGCAACCCCACACTGATCAGTTCGCGTCCTCGCAGTGATCTGGTCGAAGCTTCGGATGCGGATCGGACATTCCGTCCCACGATCAGCAGTCAAAGTGGTTTCGCTGGTATCGATTCGCCGTCGACACGTGTTTCAGAACCTTTTGGTTCTCAGTCTGGTCTCGGCGGACTTCGTGTCCCTCGGATTATCGCGAACGTAGAGCCCTCCGACCGCGTGGGCTACATGACACCAGACCCCGTTAACGGGGATATGAACCGGTATGCGCTTTTATTACGAGAAGAGATTCGAACAGCCCTGGGTGGGGTTGATGAAATATCAATCAGCGCCGGAGCCACTGCGACGGAAATTAAAGGGCTTATGGGTCGCGCTCAAGCGACTGCTCTTCGTAAAAATAAGAGTTTTCTGACCTACGGTTTTTGTCGTTTGCTGGAAATGATCCTGTACCATCAGGAGCAAATTTTCCGCGAAAGTTTTATTTCGGTTATGGGTTTAGCCCCGCCGAAAGAACCTAAAGAACAAACTGAAGAGACACTGCTTAAGTACCAATCGAAGCTAACAAAATACGAAGAAAATGTCGATCTAGCGATCCAAGCTGCACTTGCCGATAACAAAGTCCCACGTGGTGTTTTTGGACTTCCCCCTGATGGGGATCGTGCGGTAACGTATCGATTCCAGGGTGATGTGTACGAAGACACTGCGTACGATATCAACCAAAAGTCAATCGTAGTCCGGAACTTGCAAGAGCTTGGCGTAGATAGTGTCGAAGCTCTGAAGTATTTGTTCCCGGATAAAACTGATCTGGAACGTTCGGAAATGTTGAAGGGCTTTCCTTTCCGAATGATTCAACAAACGCAGGGCGCAATGTCGCAATTCTTGCTACTATTGAACCAGATGCTACAAGCCCCGCATCCGTTAGCCCCTAATCAGCCTTTAGCGGCTGATCCTCGGCTAAACCTAACGCCCTTACTTTATAGGACGTTTGACCACCTCGCGCAAGAACTGACTTACTCGGGCAGCTATGAGCCAGCAGATCCCAGCTTCGATCCCGAGCCCGGTCTCCCCGGCGGTAGCAGCCCCTCAGGCGGCGGCCCCGGCGGCGGACCAGGGTTCAACCGCTTACCCGCAATGGGTAGCCAGTACCCAGGCGGTGCCTTCGGCAGTTATGCCCCAAGCGCCATCGCCGGCACAACAGGCTACGGTCCCTTCTACCAACAGCCAGTACAACCAGTCTCTGTCCGTATCCTCCCCGAGCAACCCTTGGGAAGCAGCGCTGGGCAGCTTGGACCGGATAGTGTCCCGGCTCTCCCCGTCGCCCAGCCAGACAGCACCGTCAGCGCAACCCCAACTGACGGCGGCGGATATTCAACAACTCAGTCAGCTTTCACAGGCCCAACCGTGGGCTTACCAAGCCCCTACGGCTCAGCCGACCTACTACAACAACGGGTCTACGACCCAAACTTCCTATCCGACTTCTACGGAACAACAGGCTCCAAGCCTAAGTCCCGAAACATCCGCCGTCGTTAATCACTTCGGTATCGAGGCTCCGGGTATCCTCAATCAGTACGCCACCACGCTCGAAGATGCGCTGATTCAGCAGCATCAAGTGCTGGAGGAAGTTTCCAATCGCGGGGCTGCTATGGAAGCTATCCTGACGGATCCTGATCACTTAGCTGATTACACCAACCGTTTCTTTACTGAAGTGTATCCTGTAGACGAACAGCAACCTGCTCAACAGTACAACCCTCAGTACGATCAGGTTCCCGCCGTGCCCGCTTCCGCCGTGGCCGGTGCTCCCTCCCCCGACGCTGATGCTCAGTGGCAGAACTTCAGCCAAGTCATGAACCAGAGCCCTGAAAACGCTTGGCGTTACCTGTCCAACATGGGTCCCGAAGCGTTCCGCTCAAAACTCTTGTTCTTGGACAACGCCTGACCTAAACTCAGGGGTGATGGGGACAAACCCCGCTTTGAGCGAGCGGGGTTTTTTATTGTCTAGCGGTACGTTACGATTGAACTAGCGTTTTTTACAGTTGTGCCCTTCAAGTCGGAAAGTCAAAGGCGCAAATTTTATGCCATGCAGGAGCGTGGCGAAATTTCCAAGGAAAAAGTGAAGGAGTACGAGGAAAAAACTAAAGGGAAGCTGCCCGAACGCGTCAAAGCGAAGAAAAAAGCTTCCGAGTATATTAAACGTAAGAAACAGAGCTCAAATGGCTAATCCGATTGGTCGCCGCAAGCGTATTTCTCCTGCTGACGAGCTGGAAACGCTGAAAAAAGAGCTTTCTGAACTTAAAGCTGCTTATGAGCGCGATATGGCTCTGATCAGCAACGATATCCAGACTTTAAATAACCAAATTGCTCCCGTTACGCCAGAATAAGGCTACAATACATGTAGTTGGTGTAAATAAGTGGGCTACATTCCTCTCTCCAACTACAAATACGCCACCGGATTACACAGAATTCAGAGCGGACCTGTTTCTGAGGGCTTTATCGTTCTTAGTTCTGGGATTCAGGACATTGGCGCAGATTTAGGCATCGTTGCGCCCGGTCCGATGACCTCTGGCGTGTACTCAACCACAGCGTGGCGATCAGTCCCACCTGCTGTATCGGGTTATTGGACCGATTTTCAGGATTCCGACTACCAAGCCAGTGGAGTTCTGAGTGTTTATAACGGTTACAGAGCGTTAAGCGTTACTACGATTGCTAACGCTAAAGTTCAGACGTCTCTTGGTCCCGAATTTGGGATCAGAGACGCTGGCAAGTACACGTATTTCGGAGGTTCAGCTCCGGATAACCAAGATTACACTCCTTACAACACTCCGGAAGGGAATACTGCTGCGCAGGGTAAGACCGGCGGTGGAGTCACCCACGGTCGTTATGAGGGCGGTCTTCTAACAAACAGCCTCGGTTCTCAAGGTACGGCTAATCGAGCTGAGTGGGTCTACAATCCTCCTGTTTATTGTAAGACTTATACAGAGACAGTTCGTTCTACTGCGCCTGGTTTGATGTCGGCTGCTTTGAGGTATATCTACAGGGGCGGTGCAGCTCGTTATGTATCTAATTACGGCTCTATTTACCTGCAAGGTTCCGAGGGTGTACGTAATTTGGTACGTACGTTCAGTCCTTCTGTCAACAGCAGCAATCAAAAATCGATCTAACGCTAAAAATGCGACATTTTCTCGTAGTTTAACCGCTATTTATGGTTAAACTTGTTTTGTAGTTTCTGGAGATATCGACAGTGTTTGTCGATAATGATTTCCCGAAGCTTCTCGGCGCCGAGCTCTATCGTCCGCACCCCGCGTACGTTGTAGAGATGGCAGCAGAGCCTGTGGTCGTTCACGACTTCAGCAAGCAGCCAGGCCAGACTGTGCAGTTAGACCGCTACAGGTTCTGGGGCAATCCGGGAAGCAAAGAGTCACGTGAGCGTACTGCAGAGCAGACCATCGGTACTGCTAACAGCCGCAACATCGTGAAGGACAAAGTGCTCGTGACTCTTCGCGAGTACACCGGTCCTGCTGACCCGAGTGATCCCACTCAACCGAGCACCTTCAAGATTGCTCGTGAGACCCTGATCACCGCTCAGCGTCTGCTGCTGGATACCGGCAACCTGACCGCTTTCCACCAGTCGATCGGTTCGCTGACTCTGCTCGACGACTACCGTCGTTGGCGCGACCGGGTGTTCATCAACGAACTCCTGAAAGCTGTTTCTAAGGGTCAGGCTTCTGACACCCAAGGTGGTTACTACTACCCTGGTGATCTCGCTGTTGGTTCTTTGACCTACAGTAACGCCGAACAAGCTAAGTTCGACGTTAAGGACGACCTGCTGCGCGTGGTGAAGAGCCTGCGTAAGCGTAACGTTCCTACCTATCAGGACGGTTTCTATCGCTGCGTTTGCGATCCTACCTTCCTGATGCACCTGCGTCAGAACAGCGATTTCCGCGAGGTCGCTCGTTACCCTGGCAACGGTCAGATCAACCCCCTCATGTCGGCAATGCAGCCCAACGCTGCGCTGTACATGGGTCAGGGCTTTGGTCAAGCCACCTTCGTGGCTGGTGAGCCCATCATGCCCACCGGCTTCGTGTTTGAAGGAGTCCGCTTCTTCGAATCCACCAACATGCCTTCTCAGAATCAGACTGCCACCATCGGTGGTACCGCTGCTTCTTACGAGAGCGCTATTGGTATGTTCTTCGGTCCTCAGAGCGTGGGCGTCGGTATCGGCGGCAATAACGCTCAAGTTCTGTTGAACAACAATGACGACTTCAGCCGCTTCATCATGATGATTTGGAGCCTGTACGCAGGTTTCGAACTTCTGAATGCTGATTTCGCCACCATCGCGTACTCCTTTAACGCTTGAGGGGGTAACTAACGATGACCATCAATCCTAATCAGCTTCAAGTTGCCAAGATCTATCCTGGTAACTACACCAACGTTCTGCGTTATTGGCACGACCCCAAGTCTGTGCCCAACATCAGCGCAAACGACACTGCTGAGACTCTGACCAATCAACCTGTCGGCGGCCCCGTCGGCGTGGTTATTCAACCCGGTTGGATTGCTCAGCAGGCTATCGGTTACGTTGACCTGTCTTATCAGGCCAATGGTTCCGTTAATCAGCTTGAGTATTACACTCAGCCTTACGGCTCTGGTCTGAACGGCTCTAACCAAGCCTTCATCAGCGCTAATGTGA